CAATAAAGAACGGTTCAGGAACATCAAAATGCCTCTCATTTTCTATCAATTCTTCGTAAAATTTAGGATTCATAGCTCTAAGCTCATGTCTCACCTTATCTCCACTCTTTTGAGCAAATGGTAGAAAAGGATATATAATGTTGTTTTCTAAATCTACATAACATTGTTTTCTCACATCGGGTATGTCTACTATTTTCTCAAACTCCGGAATTTTGGTCAGACTCTTCTTTGTATCTAAAGAATTCTTGGAGGGAGGGGTATATAGATCCGCCTTTTTACTGATGCTGGGTCGTCTGGATTGACCGGTCATATATAAAACGGTCTCAGGTACGTATATCCAATGATTTCCTTCTTTTTCCATATTAAATATATCGCCTTCACTAGAGACGCATAGGAAATTGTACATAGGTTTGCTCCCTTTTTGGGCAGAGCCCATCATAGCAGTATCATACTCTAGGTTCTTGGGACTACGAGAAGAAATCACGAAGTTTACATTCTTTCTCATCAGATACCAAGCTAATTCTACATCTTTAACAAAATGATCATGCTCTCCGCTAAATCTACGTGTGAGAGAAACAAAATCTTCGAACTCTGATGAATTCTTTGAAATGATGCCACTGGCTACCAACGCGTCTTTTGCACACCAATATAATGGCTCTTTAGATTTAGACGTTACAAAATTAAGATTGATTGTTGCTACGTATATAGCGTGAATCATAGAATCGGGGTTCTGATCATCATAAAAATACAGCCCAGGAACACCGTTTTTATAATCCTCATTCGTCAAAACCTGGATTCCATGATCATTAGCGAACTCTACAGCCTCTTTCAATTCCATTCCATGGGTTTTATTCTTCGGGAACTGGAGAGCCCCGGCTATGAGAGACTGCAATACTGCGCATTCTACCTTATCCTCACTAGATAACAATTCTATCACTGAGCTACCTACTTCAGGGTGTTCGAAATCACAGGTTACGGCTTTTTGGATAGCTATAGCTATAGGTACACACATATTAGCGTTGCTAGGAGGGACATATATGTATCTCTTTTTCTCTTCATTAGTAATGGGGTCTAGGAATATTTTTTCATTTACTAAAATGCCGTTTGGCCTGCATAAAATATCGTCCTCCTCCGTAACCAGAGGTGTAGTAGATTGTCTGGTGGGACTAGTACCCTTTAAATAAGCATAAGAAAACCCAAACTGCAGGGGTCTGTTTCCCCAAGACCCTACACAATAGTCTTCATTAGCATGAGACTTTCTGGGGTTTCTAACAAGCAAAGGACAATAATACATATGGCCCTCATAAGCTACGACCATAGTGCTCAGACTCCGGAGGTTGGATATCACCGGGATTTTATATCTAGACATTCTAAGATTTTGGCAATGAATATCGGCTTGAGACAACGCCTTCCATTCGGGATAACAATCTGTCCAAGACTGCATTTCTTTTACAGGATCTGGGAAGATCCGACCGAACTTAAGATATAACTCCGCCTGTACCAAACAGTATCCATCACTAGGGAAAGGCAAATACCGGAACTTAGGATCCGTTCTGAGTTTATATATCTTCTTACTTCTAATGGATATTCCTAGGGAAATATCATCCGCCTCTGGCTCCCAAAAAGGGAACTTGGGCTTGAGGAACCCTTTATTGAACAAGTTCATGTCGCGAGGAGAGCTAGCGCTCTCATAAGTGGCATCAGTTTGTATAAGGTTGTTGTTGTATTCCATATTTGAATAGAGTCTAGTTTCTACTTGCAGAGCGTTCGATTTCGACCAAAGTATTTGTTAGAAGAATTTAGTTCAGTCTTGACCATATATGAGACCGTAGCCTCACGTCGCACCAACATTGCTTCTGTCACTTGAAACCGAAACGTGATATTTCAGACTAGCTACCAGCAAAATACTGGTTGAATAGCACACCCGCCGTCTCGTGATCAGAAGGAGAGGTTGGAATATGGGGGAGTCGACCAGGCTCCAAATACGACTTAGCTCCAAACTAGGAAAACCTAGGATAAGGGCGAGC